TTTTTTCTGTCTTGGTCGAAGTCCATTATATTATCTCCATGTTTTTGTATTTTCTCCAAAGCCAACGCATAAGCTGAGAAATGTTGTCGAAGTTTAAACGCTTAACCTCTTTCTCCATCTCCTTTTTGTCTGTCTTGTCAATTCTGAATGTTACTAACATTGTTTTCATAATTACACATTGTATAGAAGTGTAAAACGTTTGTCAAGAACCAAATGAATTATTTTTTTGGGGGTGTTTTGTAGTTAGAAAACCTGATACAAGTCTTGCACTTGTCTTTATTAATGCAGTCAAATCTCATACAAAAAGATTTGTAATTACTCTTACTCTTTGCTCCCATTCTCTTCTTTTCTTTTTTGGTCAATATATTCTTTGATACATTTCGCTATACCATCACAACACGATGTAGCCATATTCTCAGAAGCAAAATATTTGTAACATTGACCACCTGCAAATTTAGTTCCTTCCAAATGGGCGAGGATTCCTTTTTCCAAAGCCTTTTTGGTGTCGTCTATCTTATCTTCTTCAAAAGCACGTCTTAGAGAAAATGTAAGTATCTTCTGCATACTGCATAGCCATGAAAGACCACAACTCTCTTTAGATATATCTCCCACGATGAGAACCATATTAAAATTACCATTATAATGCTCTACAATAGTACAATGAACATATCCACAAGGTACTTTCTGACTGAATGTTCTACTCGGTTTCGTTTCCATATATACTTAATAGACAAGCGTAATTAGCAAGGTCTTTTAGTGTGTCATCAATACTTTCATTCTTTGGTGTCTTTCCTTTAAATAACTCGTTGATTCTCGCCATCTTAACAGATAAAAATACCTCAAACACTTTCTTTACCGAAAGGTCTGTCATGTTTGCTATCTTCTTGAAATTAGAAAAACAATCCCCTGAATTAGCATAATCATGGGCTTTAGATTTTAAAATATTCATACACTCTGTGAAGAATTTAATTGCTTGTTCGTTCTCTGTTTCGTGATTCATTATACCTCCTGAATAGAATTAACATAATGCAACAAATTGTAAGATTTAGAGAGTTTGAGACTATAAATATAGCTTCCCCGATTGCAATAGCCCTGGTTAAATAACATAAAATTGCTATAAACAATATTTGATATGTTCGGAGAGATACACCATCAACACTCTTAGATTTATATGATTTACAAATTTGTGGGATAGAAATGAACATTCCGAATACAACCCCAAGCCATCCTATTAATGTAGTCATTCACTTATATGTATATCTGCTTTTTTGGGATAATATTTAATCTTCAATACACCAAGTTTCTGTGGAGGATAACCTGCCCTCTCTCCGTATTCTGTTGTGTTGTTTGAATATGTATCAAGAAATCCACCTGTATTACAAAAGACAACCTTTCTACTACCACCCCAACCCATCTTAATTTGCCTTGTAGCCCAGAGTTTGTGAGAATGACCAACCATATATATGTCCGCATCAAAATATTGTGCGAGATTCTCTACGTTATTTACAACACTACCTGTCTTTCTACTTGTTGACCAACCATGATGAGCATATATAACAAGACTTCTTTTATGTGTTTTAGGAAAAATCTTAATCTTTATAAATGCTGAAAATCCAGCATAAGGAATCCCAAGCTCTCTTGAAATCCTTTTTACAGGATCGCCATATCCATCCCTATGCAGTTTATGTTCGTGATTGCCTGTTAAAAGACAGATAATCTTATCTTTTATCGGTTCTATTGCGTTGCGGACCTCTACAAAGTGATCTTCTAAAACAGAATCACACTCTCTGGGTTGGTATCTCTTGTCTGTAAGCAATATAGAATCGAGATAATCACCCATACCAATAGCAAAGCACATGGGTGTTTTTCTAATATATTCAACATATTCTTTAAAGAGCTTGAACCTACAGTTTGGACTTCCATAATGAATATCCCCGAAAGGTACAATTTCGATTTGGTCGGATTTGGTTTCTATTATCTTGTTGATTTTATACATTAACAACCCTTCTCTTTTTAATCCACCCCTTAGGTATTGATGTGAAATCTCCTGTCATATCTGATTTGAATTTATCTTCTCCTTTAATTTCTGATGATAAAACTATTCTTTTGTTATCTTCATAAACCAGATAACCTACAGATATTGTATTTCCTACTTTAGACAATAAGAATTTATCAAGGGTTGTCAGTAGTTCGCTATGTGCATCTACCCAAACAACCTTATATATCTTATGTAGTTTCATTCAACACCATCCAATATGACTTTAGGAGCTAAGTATTTTTCAACCGAGAGGTCATCAATTAAATACCCTGAGAAAGGTGCTATTTCTCCCTCTTCAAGATGAACCATATCGACATTACTTTTGCAACCAACGCTTGAGAATAGCAATAGACATATCATAATCTTCGTTAGCGTTAGCCTTGCCCCATTCAATAGCATCTTTAATCCTCCGAGATTTGTTTTTAGTCTTGGAATACTTGCGAAACCACCAATATCCTTTCCATGCAGAAATTACTATTGATATGAATAAGCTGAACTTATTCTTTTTAATCATTGTCAGGGATGTCTAAACTATCTCTAACTATTTTACAGAGTGGCAGAACAAAAGCATCATCAAGGTTTGTTTCTGATTTCTCAACTGCATCTTCGATAACGTCTAACAGCTTGTCGATACCTTTCTTTATGATGTCTTTGGGAAGCTGTGCCAAGAGAAGCGGTAATAACTTAATTATAATCTTTACCATTTCTTCCTCCTTGTTTAAAGGTTAGTAGCTCTTAATGATTCTATCTGGTTAATGATGTGTTCGATTAGTTCTTTAATGTTGTATTCGTTACCTTCATATTCAAATACTACATTATCTGTTTTAAAATACCATTTTGTAGGTGGAATAGCACCATCTATAACAAGAAAATCTTCAGTATATGGTTCTGGATAGACTACAATTTCATCTTCTAAATCAGGCTCTACATACCACGTTGTGTAACCATCATATTCTTGACTACCAATATAAACTTCTGTTGATTCGTATGCAAAACATACATTCGATAATAGAATCGCTAACACAATGAGTATTTTCATTTATCCTCCGTTAAGTGTTTTTAAAAGTTCTTTCATCTTTCTAATACTACGAAAAAGTGTCCCAAAAAAGAGAGAATAATTGCTGTAAAGTATTGATAAATAGATAGATAATGTTTTGAAAAGTGTCCCAAAAAACTACTGTAATCCCTTGTATTCTGGTTGTGGTTTTTTATAGAATAAGAATTGCTCTAAGTTCTTTTTACCACTCCATAGTGCTTCAAAATCTTTATACGATAAATAACCAGGGATAAATGTTTTAATAGCATTGTATATTTGTCTTTTAGCTTGTTTCTTTTTCCTATCATCACCTACTGCATATAAGTACATTCCTAACATCAACTGTGCTGTCGGAGGTAGATAAGTCGGTGCTGCACCAAATAGAAAACTCCTCTCATAGTCCATAGTGTTTAATATCGCACCACCTAAAATGAGATATTTAAGATAGTTGATTCTTCTCGACCAGGGTACTTTAGCACCATAGCCTGTTTCTCCTGTAATTGCTCTGGAAATAGCCTCTCTATTGAATTTAAAAAAGTGATTCATCCACCAACTTTGAAGCCTTGTTAAAGGAACGAGTGCTTTATGTCTGAACACTTGAGGCATACCTAAAGGGATATAGTGATATTGTGTAACCCCTGTCCCAAACTCCATTTCTTTTAATAATTTTGCTTCCTCGCTTGGATATACAAAACCCTTTTCTTCTTGATATGTTCTCTGCGGATCATTCCAACCCAAGTCTTTATATTTAGGGTTAGTGATTAAATCCATAGTGTCCCAATATGAAACTTTCATTGTTTGTTGAACATTACTCACAGCAGACCATTGGAACGGAGCAAGTGATAGTTTCTCAAGTTTTCCCTGTATGCTTGTGGGTAGTTCTTCAAATCCAGTATATGTCTTTAAGAATAAACTCTCACTCATCAGTTTTTTCATGTGGTCATTAGCTGGGAAGAATCCTTTAACATTAGCTTTAATAGAGTAAAGCGCAAGGTTCTGTGTTAGCTGGAACTTATTCCTTATCAACTGTCTTGGTCTTAATCCACCCATAACTCCATGAATTGTAAGCCTGCCCATGTTTTGAAATGTATGCGTAATAGGTTTTCTTCCTATCGTTCTACCAAAAGGAGATAGTATTTTATTAAATAATCCACCAAGTCCTGTCTTTGTAACTATATTATTAACAGATTCATCTAAGTCGGTTTCTTGTCCTTTTATAACTTGATTTACATAATCAACCAACCAGCGCTTTGTTTTTGCGGGCATGACTATTTTTTCATTATATATCTCTCTCTGTTCTGGTGTTAAATCTTTGTATGTTTTTATATCCCTTGAAACCACTCCTAATTGTTCGTTAAAGAATCTTAAGGGTTGCGACATTTTAATTTCTTTCAATGCTGTATATACCATTGACTTTGTTGCGTGGATTAAATCTTTAGTCCACATATCCTCTAATGTATCAGATAGTTTTCTGTGCATTTCCATAGGGTTGTATATCTTTTTACCTACTACCTGTTGCGACCAATATTTTAATCCTTGAGGGAATGGGTATTTCCCTGCCAACATTTCTCTTGCCATATTATCTGCTATATGCCTTACATAAGCCTTACGATATTTAATCTCCGGCAAATCAAGACTTCTGCGAATATCGTTTTCCATTACAAACATTGTCTTGTTAAGACTTCTGAACCAATTAAATATATCTCTCTGTTTGTCGGTTAAGAATGGTGGTGCTTCTTCATATTCATTAAGCCAATCTCTCATTTGTGCTACTGCTTGTGTTGGGATATTCTTAATCTTGGATTTTATGATTTCCTTAGATGGTGTTTTGGCTAATTTATTTATCTGCTTGTCCATCTTGTCTATGCTATTAGAATACTCTCTATATTGTAAATCAAACTCCTGTTTTGCTATTTCAAGAGGTTCTACTATGGGTTTAACACCTAAAAGCTCTGCATAGTATGTTTGTGGTGTAAGCCATTGAATAAATGACGGTTCTTTAAACTTAAATTGTTCAAAATACCCTGCCGGAACTATCTTTTTTGTAGTCGGAATAGATGGCGGTACTACTTTCCCTTTCTGATATGTCGGTTCTGGAAGTCCCTGTAAAGATTTATAAAACAACTCGGCTTCTTCTAGTGTCATATCTTTGACAGATTTTTTCCCTGTCATACTTTGGGCAAGTTTTCTATATCCAGGTCTTGTCTTACCTTCTGGGGTTAATAATGCTTTCTCTTTTGCTAGTATGTGAATCTTGGCTTTCTGTTTTTGGGTAGATAGTTTCTCCTGTGCCTTCTCCCATATAGAGGTAAGTTCTCCACCAGTATTATCAACTACTGGTATGTCTTTAATTCCCAATCTTTTATATGCTTCCAATGTATGATTGCCGTCTAAAACTGTTATTTCTTTTTTACCCATTGGTCTATGACCAACCAAAATAGATGGTCTTTCTCCATCTTTTATTTTCTGGATTATTTCCTCTACCCCTTTCTCAGTAACTTGTTTTTGCCTAACTCCAATAGTTTTACCTTCTCCAATCTCAGATATTGGGGTATTAACCACTTTGGCTGATAACCTAATTGATTTACCCCAAAAGCTATCGTTTTTCCATTTATTTAACTCCTCTAAACTCTTACCCTTAGCTTGTTGGGATAGGGCATCTGGTGGTTTGACTATTGGCGTAACTGGTTTTTTGCCAACGATTTCCGTTTTAGGTACTTTTTCCCCTTTAATTACACTAATACTTTCTGGTGCTTTTGTCGTAGTTTTAGACTCATAATTGCGACCATAGTATTGCTTATGATAATCGCTTAATAACCCTATGTATTCAGGGTCTAACTGTATATCTTTGCCTGCTTTAATATCTTTTAATGCATTTAATAATTGCTTTTTAGGTATTTTGTAATTAGCTGATTGTCTGCTCTTATAAATTAAATATGAATCCATTACTGATTGTGCCTGTTCTCTTGTAGCACCTTTCTTAACTAAATATTCTATAGAAGAATTTCGAGTCTTATCCAATAATGTTTTATATTTAGTAAACTTTGCATCTCTATATGGTGCTAAAAATTCCTGCCAAGAAGGAGCTTTACCCATCATAGATAATGCAGCACCTAAAAATCCACTTGAAATCATATCTTCTGTGCTTCCACCCTCTAACCAAGTAGAACCTGCAAATAATCCTGACATAGTTGGTACTTGAATTGCCATAGGTAATACAGACGTTGCTCTCAATGTTCCTTGAAATAATACACCTTTAGTAAATTCTTTAGCAACCTCTTCTTTTCCCTCTTTCCCAGCTTCAAATGCAGCATAAGTTCCTAACCCAAGATGTTTCCCCATTGCACCCATTCCCTTAATGGTTGTCATTATCATAGGTAAAGACCAAGATAAAGAACCTACACCAGCGTATATCTTTTGTACCACACCCTGAGTCAATCCTTCCTTCATTAACTCATCACCATAGTAATCCCAGTTCTCCGATAAATAACTAAAAAGACCACCCTTTTGTAATCCAGTTGCCTCGCTAATCTTATTGGCATAGAAGTCCAACGACTCAGCTGTTTTTGCTGCTGTCTTTAGTGTCGCACCGTAAATGGTTTTACCCATTCTTTTATATGTTTCACCGATTCCCATTGTCTTAGGTTTATCATCAACATCTTCTAATTGAAACTTAGGTTCTTCAATGCTTTCTAACGAGAATCTTGGAGTTCTTTCCCTACTCAACGATTCCTTTTGCTGATTGTCAAACTTGATTTCCGGTCGCATCATACCAACAAGTTCCTTTGACCTATCACCAACGTCTGTGTACCAATCACTATCTATCATTTCATCGGCTGCTATATTATAATCTCCTTTTTGGAGAGCAGTTCTCATTCTATTAAAGTCGTTTAGTTTAGTTAGACCTAAATTATAAGACATATCTATTAAGATTTCTTGCCTTGTTTCATCTAATTTATCGAATGTTTCCTTACCTACAAAACTAATAGCATCTTTAATTGATTGATTATATGATATATCAAACACCCTTGAAGCGTCTTTTTCTTCTAATGGTTTTATATCGGTTAATACATCAGGATCGAAATAATCTCTATTTGATGGTATTTCTAAATTAGTACCATATCCTATAGTGGCGTTGCCTTTTTTGTCAAGATAGACCTTATCTTCAAACCCCTCAAATCGTTTTGTCATTTCACGACCAGATTTATATAGGTCATCAGGTAGGTTTTCAAGCAAGAAGTTTTTATACTCCTTTTTATCCATTATTTCATACAATTCAAACTTAGGCATTATTTCAGTTTTATTCTTTGTTTTTTTCCGTCTATGGTTATTATATCTCCGTCTTTTATATCTCCAGAATCAATAGCTGAATTAATATCTTTTTCGTTTTTATATTCTTTTGTTTTCTGTTTAGACATAATTTGGGCTTGTCCTGGAAATGCCTGTCTTGCTAAATCAGGATAGTTTTGAAATGCCCATTCTTGAAAATCATCTTCTGTTTTATCTAAGCGACCAAGTGTCTTTCCTAAGTCTAAAAACCCCTTAGATGTAGTATCTACGGGTTTACCCTCTTGATAACGTCTTACAACCTCTCCCTTTGATGTCATTGGTCCTGCATAATTAATCCATTTTTCACCCTTACTCACTTCAGGATATATAGATTTCATATACTCATCAAGTAACTCACTCTCGGCATCTTTCTTTTTCCATTCAGCAGTTCCTTGATATATTCCTTCACCTTTTCTTTTTATACCAAGTTTCTCTCCTAATGCCTGCATCATATTATCTTCTTCTTCAGATAGTTGTCCTTTCTGTGCCTTCATATTAAGACGACCATAAGCAACTGCCTCTCTCGATGGTTCATCTTGTTCATATCCTTTAGCTCCCATTTCAACTCTCGGCTGAGTTATTGCACCTAAAGCATCACCCTGTCCACCTACTTGTCCACCGCCTTGCTGTTTTTGATATTGTTCTCCTAATTGCTTTTGATAGGGGGTTTGATAATTCATCTCCTGCAATTTATAAAACCAATTCTGTTTGGCTTTCATCTCGTTAGCCATAACCTCGCCCATTATTTTCTGCCTATCTGATTGAACCTCAGACCATTCCTTAATTGCTCCTGTCATAAATTTTAAAGCATCTTTTTTACCGTCTGCCATATCAACCCCCTATTCCTGAAAATCCTAATGGGTTATTATTTTGACCCATCATTGATTTACTTAACCAATCCATATCACCTGTATTCATTCGACTTGTAGAACTGCCAAGTTCCTGATTACCATACATTCTATTCATCATATCTTCATACCAGTTTTGCTGTTGATAATTACCTATAATCCGACCAGTAGCACCACCTAATTCACCCATTGTATCATCTTGCTGTGGCATATAAGAAGCGACCTGTGGTTTCTGACCGCCTAACCCCATAACTTGCCCCATCCAATTTTGCCTGCCTTGTTCTCCGAATAAAGACTCCTGTAATGCTTGCTCAGATGCCATATCACCGAGTTGTATAGATTCCTCTTGCCCCATCTTGGTAAGTTGTTCTTCTAATGCTGGGGATTCTGAAACACCACGCCTTGCAGCAGAAGCCTTAACTTTACCAGCTAACCCAGGACTTGTAGGACTACCCCAGAAATAACGACTTACTTTTCCTTTTGCTCTGCCCCAAATATCTTCCCAGTCAGGAGAGATAGCACCATAGCCAGGTTCTTTGCCCCACTCTTGAAGTTTATCCTGCCATAGACCTCTTGCCCACTCTGCTTCTTCGTATTCAGGTGCTTCTCCGAATTGAATATCTTTCATAGCATCTCTACTTTTTTTAGCATTATAAATAGATGCCCCTGTCCCTAAAATCATCGCCCCTGCTATAGCAAAACTCATATTGTACCCCCTTTAGTAGTATTTATATCTATAAAATCTTCTATTTCACTAAAATCCTTAGCAATAACTTCTTCTTCTATTTTCTCTATATCTGTTTCTTTAGTAGCGTGTACTGTAACAAATCTACAATCTTCGTGGGCATAGATAATACGCTTAGTTCCTTTTTTAGTAACTCCATAATGAGGAGCTTTAATACGTACAGGACCATTCTCTGTTATTATAGACATATCGCCTTGAATTAAGAAATAAAAATGATTAACCTTATGTATCTTGGTAACAATTAGTTCGCCTTTAGGATTAAATATTTCTCTGGCATATAAACCATCAGCAAAGCTATGTTTAAGGGGATTATGTTCCATAAACTCCTCTGGGGTAAAACTACTTGGGTGTTCTGTTAGCTTTTTCTCAAACTCCATTATTTTATCCCTATATTCAGGTACAGATATTTGTTGTTTTTTCTGGTGTTGCATCCACTCCCAAGCATCATCAAAACTAAATGTATGTACCACACCTAACTCTTTTGTTACTCTCTCAAATTGTTCTCTTGCTTGTTCTTTCTCCATTATTTATCCTTATATTTTATCGTATGCCCCTCTTTCTCTAATTCAACTATAGCCATATCTTTTATTTTCTTATTTATTAAATCTTTCTCTGCTTGTTTTTCATCTCGTAATGATTGAATAGCGTTTAATTCTGATTGAGGTATATTAATGATTGTCTTGTTGTTTAAATCTACTCGTTGTCTAGAAACATCGACATCTTCATCTACTAAAATAACATCTGTAATTGCTGAACGAAATCTATCTGCAAGAATCTCTTGAGAAGGCATTTTATCTACACCATTAGTCTGAATAATATCTCCTGTGTTTTTATGGTATTTAACAAGAGTTTTTGCTTCTGCTATACTACATAATAAAATTAAAATAACCAAATATCTCATAAATCCTCCTATAGTTTGTATTGTCCTATTG